ACCCTTTCCTCCCTCAGTGAATGGCTACTGGAGAGCCTTCAAGCGTGGCAATATCTGTACACAGATCATCTCCAAGAAAGGCAGGGAGTACAGGGCAGCAGTAGAGGACAAGATGTTTGATTACGACTACAAAACCTATTACTGCAAGCTCAAGGTAGAGATAACCCTATATCCTCCAGACAAAAGAAAGAGAGATCTGGACAACTACACCAAGGCGACTCTTGATGCCCTCACTCATGCTGGTGTATGGGATGATGATAGACAGATCGACCACCTAACAATCAAGCGAGGAATAATTGTAAAGCCTGGCTTTGTTGACATTAAAATCAAGCAGTTATAAAATGGCTATATCTTGGGGAATGTTACATGGAAGAGATAGAGATAGCAGGGGAGAGGTACGAGTACAAGAACGTAACTGACATAGCGAATCAGTTAGGCATTCATCCCTCCACTGTATATTCCAGACTAAGCCGAGGAATATCATTAGTCGAGGCACTAACGAACAGAATCATGACTAACTCAGAATCAGCTAAACGCAACAAGAAAAGATGTTGTTGGGGTCTTAAATGATTGAAAACATTGAGGAAGTAGTTAAAGAGATACGCAATCGCATTGAAAGAACAGAGCGTATGGCAGGTATCATGCCTGTACCTTGGTTGCCCATCAAAAAGAAACAGACTCGTAAGAAGCGAGTTGCTAAGGTAGTGAAGGGTAGTGATGCCTAGAGGATCAAAACCAGGTGAGCGCAGGGGCGGTAGGCAGAAGGGTACGCCTAACAAGAAGTCACAAGATGTCCAAGCAATGCTAGACAAGATGGGCTGCAACCCTCTTGAGGGTATGGCTCAAATAGCACAGGAGGCATTAGACGAAGGTGATCGCACTCTTGCTGGTCAGATGTATAAAGAACTTGCTCAGTACGTTGCTCCAAAACGTAAGGCGGTTGAGATGACGGGAGATGCAGGTGGTCCAATCGAGGTCACTTGGGCTGGTGAGTTAGCAGTAACCGAAGAATGATAGTCATCCCTTATGATCCACGCCCTCTACAGATGGAAATCCATCGAGAGTTAAAGCGTTGGAACGTGATGGTATGTCACAGGCGATTCGGTAAGACAGTTCTTGCTATTAACGAGCTAGTCAGAAGAGCATTACTGAACAAGAAGAAGGCTCCCAGATATGCTTACTTTGCTCCATTACTCAGGCAGGCTAAGGACATTGCTTGGGATTACGTCAAAGAGTTCACGCTTCCTATTCCTGGAGTCAAGTACAACGAAGCAGAACTAAGATGTGATCTCCCTAACGGAGCAAGGATCACCCTCTATGGCGTGGATCGTTCACTGGATACTCTTCGTGGCAACTACTTTGATGGCTGTATCCTAGACGAATACGCTCAGATGCCTCCTAGAATATGGGAAGTATTGGCTCCTGCTCTTGCAGATCGTAAGGGCTGGGTAGTAGTGATAGGAACACCAATGGGACGTAACGCCTTCTATGATCTCTACCAAATGGCGCAAGAGAATGATGATTGGTACGCGGCAATGTTCAAAGCCAGCGAGACTAACGTGCTGGACGAGGAAGAATTAACAATCCAGAAGCGCACTTTGTCTCCAGAGCAGTTTGCGCAGGAGTACGAGTGTTCATGGAGTGCTGCCGTTCAAGGTGCTTACTATTCCAAATATATAGAACAGGCTAGAGCAGACAAGAGAATTACAGATGTTCCTGTAGATCCTGCTCTTCCCGTGCATACCTTTTGGGACTTAGGAGTAAGTGATGCTACAAGTATCTGGATGGTGCAACCAGCAGGACTAGAACTAAGAGTCGTAGCATACTATGAGAACAACAATGAGAGTCTCCAGCATTATATTAACTACCTTCATGATTTCCGTGATAAGCACAATATTGCTTTTGGAGATCATTTTGCGCCACATGATATTAAGGTTAGGGAGTTGACAAATGGAAAGTCTCGGCTAGAAACAGCAAGAGCAATGGGTATTCGGTTCAGGATAACTCCGAATATCAAGATAATGGATGGTATCGAGGCAGCAAGACGAATACTGCCAAGATGCTGGTTTGATGAGAAGCGATGCTCAGAAGGGATAAATGCACTACAGAACTATCGTGCTGAATATGACGATAAGAAAAAGATCTATCGTGACAAGCCACTACATGACTGGTCCTCTCACGCTTCCGATGCTTTCCGATACTTCGCTGTGGCATGGAGAGACAGAAGGGAAAGGAACAGTAAGCCAGTGCAAGCGGATCTATCCTGGTTAAATGGTAGAGCGGCATGAGATTGATTGGTACATTGCGTTCGTGGATGGAGAGGCTAGAACGTGGTGGGATCTGGTTACGAGGAAAGGGTATAGGCATTGTTTCGCATTTAGGTTTGATGGGTTTAATTGGATATTAGTAGATCCAATGTCTTGCTGGTTAGAGGTACAGGTGATGCCTTATGGTCCAGATGAAGATGTACCCAAGAAGATGGAAGAGTTAGGGCATGAGGTCTTGTATGTCAGATCTTCGAGGGAGAATAGGTTTTTGTGGAGAGGGGTGCTTACCTGTATAACGGTAATCAAACATCTCTTAGGACTAAGGGCGTGGTATGTAATCACGCCTTATCAACTAAAGAAGTATCTTTGTAAGGAGAAGTAAAATGGGTTTTTTATTCGGTGGTGGTGGCGGTGGTGGCGTTCCTGAAAAGTCAGAAGCAGAGAAAGAAGCAGAGGCAGATCGTGATCGTCAACTGCGTGCAGAGAAGGCAGCCAAGAAGAAGAGACAGTCTGCTGGCGCAAGACGTAGACGTGGACGCTCTCTCTTGATCTCAAATGATGAGAAGGGAATCTCTGATACTCTAGGATAGGAGGTTGTTATGCCTAGTTACAGGAAAAACAATCAAGCCGTAGAAGGGGTGGTTAAGAGGTTTGAGGCTTCCAAGGTTCACAGGGAGTATTGGGTATCTCATTGGCGAGAGTGCTATGAGCAGGCTCTACCGCAACGAGAGACGGTATCCCTGCATCAGCCTGGAGCCAAGAAGAATGCTACGATCTATGATTCAACCGCATTAGTGGCAACACAGCGGTTTGCATCAAGGTTGCAGTCAACCCTCGTTCCTCCCTTCAAGCAATGGGCAAAGCTAGAGGCTGGATCTGTTATTCCCAAAGATCAGACAGGGGAAATCAATCAGCAACTAGAAGAGATGTCAGAGATTATGTTCTCTCACATCAATCAGTCTAATCTAGCAACAGAGGCGAATGAGGCATTTCTTGATCTGGCGGTTGGTACTGGTGCGCTTCTACTTGAGGAAGGAGTAGACGGTAATCTGCTTAAATTTACAGCAGTTCCACTATCTGAGCTGATTGTTGAGGAAGGTCCTCATGGTACGATTGAGACTGTATTCCGTGAACACTCAATGCCTGCAAGGAACATTGAGCGCACTTGGGCAAACGGCAAGCCTTCTGACCAGGTTAAACGTCAGATAGAGGAGAAGCCTGATACTCTAGTCGAGTTGATCGAGGGAACAATCTTTAATCCAGATAAGCAGACGTATGAGTTCGTTGTCATTGAGGCAGCAACTAAGCACGTTGTTTGGGAAGATTACTTTGATGTCTCTCCGTGGATTGTATTCAGATGGTCTAAAGTAGCAGGTGAGCGTTATGGACGTGGTCCTATCATGTCTGCTCTACCGGACATCAAGACTCTGAATCTGGTTGCCAAGTATGTTCTCAAGAACGCAGAGAAATCTATTGCAGGTGTCTATGTTGGCGTAGATGATGGAGTTCTTAATCCTTGGACGGTAAAGATTGCACCTGGAGTTGTTATTCCAGTGGCAGCAGAGGGTTCATTGAGTCCGCTACCTTCTGCTGGAGACTTCAATGTGTCTCAGTTCGTAATGGAAGATCTGAAAGAATCTATCCGCAAAGCTCTCTTTTACGATCAACTAGGACCAGTAGCAGGACCAACCAAGTCAGCAACAGAGATTGCAATCCGTCAGCAGGAGTTGATGAGTGATATTGGCTCATCCTTTGGACGTTTGCAGACTGAGTTCATTACGAAACTTGTACGCAGAACCATCGACATACTCAAGCGCAACGGCATTGTTCCTGATGTACAGGTAGATGGTAAGGCTATTGAGGTTCGTGTTATTTCTCCTCTTGCTAGAGCGCAGGACATGGAGGATATATCTAATCTTGGTCAGTTCATTCAGATGGCTTCACTTGCAGGACCAGAGGCAACTGCTCTTGGTGTTGATCTTGAGGCTATTCCAGAGTGGATCGGCAAGAAGATGGGTATTGATCTGGATCTTCTAAGAACTCCAGCACAGCGAGAAGAGATGAAGCAACAGGCTATGCAAGCACAGTTGGCGGCTCAGGCTGTTCAAGAGGGAGGTCTACAGGCTGTAGCATGACAGATCTAGCAGAAGCTAAGGAAAGAGCAAAGGAGATCGACTACCTGATTCGTACAGTGTTTGGTACGGAAGAGGGTAAGCGGTTGATGTTGTACCTGGAGGATAGGTTTCTAATGAAGCCAGTATGTCCAACAGGATCAAAAGAGGGGCATGGATATTGGAGAGAGGGTCAGAACGATCTTGTGCGTCAGTTCCGTGCTGCAATCAAAAGAGCAGAAATGGGAGCGTATGAATGACAGAAGAAACACTATTGGATACAGCAGAATCAGAAGAGGTTACGGCAGAGCAAGGTGAGATATGGCACTTGGCAGAAGATGTAACTGGTACTGGTGATGCTCCCGATTGGTTCAAATCTGAAAAATATAAGACAGTAGCAGATCAAGCAAAGGCGTATGCAGGATTGGAGTCTAAGCTAGGCTCCTTTACTGGTTCTCCAGAGGACGGTTATCAGGTGGAAATGCCAGAAGGTCTTGAGGGATATGTTGTTCCTGATGGCGACCCCATGATGGATTCCTTTAACGAGACTGCACAGGAATTAGGATTAAGCCAGGAAGGGTACACCAAACTGTTCCAGCTATATGTTAATGGAACATTGCAAGCAGATCAGGCATCAAGGGAACAAGAGTTGCAAAACATCGGTCCTGATGCAACACAGCGCATCACTGATATGGTTAAGTGGGGCAAAGCTAACCTGGATGAGAACGAGTTTAATACATTGCAGGGTCTAGCCACTACAGCAGACGGATTCTCTCTATTGGAGAAAATGCGTTCGATGTCCAGAGAAACCCAAGTAACTGCTCCAGATCAGACATCTACCGTGTCTGTAATGACAGAGCAGAAACTACAGGAACTAATGGCAGATCCACGCTATTACGAATCTCCAACCTACCGCTCCGAAGTAGAGCAGAAGTTCAGAGAGTTCTATGGCAATGCTCCAGCAAACAGGATCATGCAATAAACAGTTGACTCAATTTTATTTTTCGCTATACATGACATAAATGGTAGCAATACCAACCTCATATTGCGGATACCTCCTAATGGAGCCTGTAAAGTGAGGACCAACAGGGATCAGGTTAAAGATCCTAGATTCGGTCCGTGCTTTACGGGAACCCGAATTGCAAGAGAGTAATTTTAACTTGTAATAGGAGACTCAAAAATGAGTATCAATCTTTCAAGTGCGGCGGCTGCACAATTTGATGCAGAAGTTAAGCACGCTTTCCAGACTGCTGGAAAACTTCGTCCTACCGTACGAACTCGTACAGGTGTGGTTGGCGACACACACTACTTCCGTAAGATGGGCAAAGGACTCGCTAACCAGAAGGCTAGTCAGTCTGATGTCACTCCAATGGACATCTCTCACAGCAAGATCACCTGTTCTCTTGAGAACTGGCTTGCTCCTGAATATACTGACATCTTCGATGCTGCCGAGGTCAACTTTGATGAGCGTGTAGAACTTGCTCAGACAATTGCTGGCGCAATGGGTCGCAGAATGGATCAGTTGGTTCTTGATAATCTGACTGCTGGTACTACTATCGCTAATGGCGGTACTAACATGACTCTTGCCAAGATCACCCAGACCTCCCGTGTTCTGAATGACGCTGGTGTACCTTCTGGTGATCGTGTAATGGTATGTTCTGCTCAGGCTATCGAGAAGATGATGAACACCTCTGGCATTACTAGCGCAGACTATAATGCTCTTCGTGTTCTGATGTCCGGTCAGATCGACACCTTTATGGGGTTCAATTGGGTAATGATGGAGAGTCGTACTGAGGGTGGTCTTGCCAAGGCTGGCAACATCCGTGATTGTTTCGCTTTCCATAAGTCCTCAGTTGGTCTTGCTATTGGTATCGACATCTCTACCGAGGTGAACTATGTACCGTCTAAAACTTCCTGGTTGTCTACAGGTAAGATGAAGTCTGGTGCTGCAACCATCGACTCTGACGGTATCGTTAAAGTCCAAATTGACGAATCTGCATAAGGAGAATAGTTATGGCTTTCGCAAGAGCAAATCTGAACCTGTCCTCTTCTGGTGCTGCTGACGCTCCAAAGATCTGGACTTATAAGTCTGCTGATGCAATCGCAACAGTCAACACAAGTGGCTACTTTAATAGTGCTACTCTTGAGTTGAATGTAGGCGATATGATCTATTGTTATGACACTGCAACTCCTACTGCTTCACTGGTAGTTGTTTTGTCTAATGCCAGTAGCGTGGTTGATGTATCTGACGGTACAGCAATCTCCGTAGCTGACGCAGACTAAAGTGTACCCCCCCTCTTCGGAGGGGGTTTTACTATAGGGATTGTAGATGGCTACAGTAAGCACCTATTCAAAGGTCGACATTACCTCCAATGCGCTTCTGCTTATTGGTGAGAGTCCGATCTCAAGTTTCACAGAAGATACAACAGGGGCATTGATTGCCTCTAACCTATACGAGCAGACATACGAAGATCTGCTAACCAAACATCCCTGGAGATTCGCATCAGCGAAGGCTAGTCTTTCTAGGCTGACATCAACTCCGGTGGATACATGGAGTTATGCTTTTCAGTTACCTGCTAACTTCTTATTGGTTCAGCATGTAGACACAGGCAACACAGATTATGAGATTTATCAGGATAAGGTCTACACTAATCAATCAACATTAGTGCTGGATTATCTATTCAAGCCTGATGAATCAGAACTTCCGGCTTATTTTGTTAAGTTAATGGAATATACGTTTGCTTCCATGTTTGCTATTCCTGTAACGGATTCAGCAACAAAGGCGGAGTATTTCCAGACATTAACCAAGGATCAGCTAACCAAGAGCAAAACTATTGACTCACAGGCTACGCCTCCAGTGGAGTTCCAACATTCACCATTGACTGAGATTCGTGCCTGATGCCACGCACTATATCAGCGCAAACATCATTTACGGCTGGTGAGTTAGATCCGCGTCTAACTGCCCGTCATGATTATGATGGTTATTATAAGGGTGCTGAGACTCTAACCAACGTGATATGCCTTCCCCAGGGGGGGATTAAGCGTAGACCAGGATTGCGTTATGTATCCACTCATACTGAATCGACAGTGCGAATGGTTACATTCGAGTTCTCAACAACTCAGACCTACCTTTTAATCTTTGTAAATGCAAAAATGTATGTGTACAAAGACGGAGTTTTGCAGACCAATATCAACGGTACAGGCAATAATTATCTAGTTACTCCTTGGACTACAGCACAGATTCAAGAGATGGATTGGACGCAGAGTGCTGATACGTTAATTGTCGTGCATAATGCTGTTGCGCCAAGAACAATAACTAGGGGCGGCTCTCATTCCACATGGACTCTTGCCACTATATCTTTTCCGTACGAGCCAACTTACGATTTTAATCGAGATTATGATTCTGGTAGCTTTTCAATAAGTCCTTCTTCTCCTGTAGTTGGTGATACTGTAACGATCACTTGTTCTGGTGCTTCTCCTGTAACTAGCGAGCATAACGGAGGAATGTTTGAAGGCAATGGTGGCATTGTCAGGATCACAGGCTATACCTCATCAACCGTATTTACAGGAAAGATCCTTCAAGAGTTCTCTAGCAATTCATCAATTTCTGGATCTGATGCCTCATTAGAGGAGCCTGTATGGACATCCGAGCATGGTTATCCTGGAGCAGTCACCTTCCATGAGTCACGACTATGGCTGTCGAACTCAACTAGCAGACCACAAACACTGTGGGGTTCTGTCTTGGGAGATTTCTGGAATTTTGATCGTGGTATTGGAGATGATTCAGACGGCATTGATGTCACAATGGATACCGATCAGGTTAATGCTGTAAAGCATCTTGTGTCTGGCAGGCACTTACAGATCTTCACAACGGGGGGCGAATTCTATGCTTCCGGTTCTCCATTAAAGCCTTCAAGTATCGGAGTCTCACGTCAGACCAGATTTGGATCAATGGACAACGTAAGACCTCTTAATATAGACGGTGCTACCATGTTCATCCAGGGCAATGGGAAGCAATTAAGGGAGTTCCTCTTTACCTATACGGAGGATAGTTATGTATCCACAGAGGTTAATCTTCTTGCTCCACATCTAATTAGCAGTCCTGTTTCGATGTCTGGTCAATCTGGAGACACTACCAATGAAGGCAATTATCTCTATGTAGTGAATGGAGATGGCTCTGCTGCCGTACTGAATACCAACCGAGCAGAAGAGGTAACAGCCTGGGCAAAGTATTCAACCACTGGAAGTTTCAAGGATGTGGCTGTAGTTGAGGACATTCCTTACTTCTATATTCAAAGAACCATCAACGGTTCGACTGTTTATCATGTGGAGGCACTAGATCATGATTACTACACTGATGCAGGTAAGATCGTAACGAATAGTCCAGCCAGTGCTACCGTATCAGGACTCTCTCATCTTAACGGAGAGGAGTGTAGAGTAAAGGCTGATGGTGCTGTTATGGCAAACGCTACGCCTTCTGGTGGCTCCATTACGCTCTCTCGTACCGCATCCAGTATTGAGGTAGGATTAAACTTCAATCCCACAATCAAGACGATGCCAGTTAATCTCAACTATGGTTCCGGTCCTATTCGCACCAGGAAGAGAAGAATAGTTAGAGCTACAGCAGTTCTTCACAATTCCACAGGTGTTTATATTGACGGAAAGGAGTTAGCAGATCGTTCATTAGGCACAGGTGTTTTGGGTGCTGCTCCAGTGGAGTTCTCAGGGATTAAGGAAACCCCCCTATTAGGATATTCAAGAACAGCACAAGTAACAATCACACAACAAGATCCTCTTCCAATGACTCTATTGGGAGTCACTCTTGAGGTTCAGGCAACAGGATAAGGTTATGTCATTTTTATTACCAGCAGCAGGGGCAACGGCAGCGGGAACGGCGGCGGCAGGGGCGGCGGCAGGAGGAACATTGTTTGGTGCTGGAACAGTATTATCTGCTCCTGTAGTTGGGGTATCTTCGGTATCTGCTCTTACATCGGCAGGAATGATGCCAGCGGCAGGAGGCTTTCTTGGATTAAGTTCTGGAATGTGGCAGGGCATGAGCGCACTAGGTCAAGGTCTATCTGCAATGCAAGCAGGAAGAGCGCAGAAACAACAGTACGCTATCCAAGCGGAACAGGCAGAACAGGCGGCAAAAGATCGTGAATTGAGCAGATTAAAGACGCTCAGACATACTCTAGCAACGCAGAGAGTTACCTTTGCGTCTAGGGGCATTTCTCCTTTTGAGGGATCTCCTGCTTCTATCGGCATGGAGTCTATGCTGAACTATCAATTAGAGCGTGGAGCAGATCTTTATAATACTAGAACTGAATTAGCACGCTTGAACCTTGCCGGAGGTTCTTCAATGGCTCAGGGATTGATTGGTGCTGCTGGAGCAGGACTTGATTACGGAGTGAGTCAGACACGTAGAGGTGGGCTAGTCTGATGCCAGAACTACCACAATATCAATTCCGACAAGGAAGGCAGACAGGGCGTGTAGATACCTCCCAAGCTCAAGCGTGGCAGACTTTATCCAATACTCTTGGACGATTCTCTCAGCAGATGAGTCAGCTCGCAGACATAGAGACAGAAGAGAAGTTCAAGACACTTGGAACCCTAGAGGGCGCAAAAGGCGCACCAACCCTTAAAGGGGGATATACCATTGCGGATCTTGCATATAACCGTGCTGCCGTAACAAGCTATGCCGCAAGCGTAGGTCTTGAAGCTAAGGGCGCAGTTGGAGAGATTGCGGCTAAGTATCAGTATGATCCAGAGGGATTCCAGAACGAGTTTGATGCAGCACTGAAAGGTACTCTGAATGGCATTCAGTCTCCAGAGATACGGGTGATTGCAGAGCGCAAGTATCGTGAATATGGAGTCATCCATAGCGCAACCATCCTAAAGAATCACAAAGAGAAGGTACTGGATGAAGCGTTAGCAAATACTAATACCGCTCTTGGAGCCTTAGAGATCGAGACTTATGACGCTATCCGTCAGGGTCGCACAGACTTCGTAGCACTTAAACAGCAGGAATACGCAGAGGCAATGGGTATTGCGGTTCAATCCAATTTGCTCTCTGCAACTAAGGCTCAGGAGAGGCTTCAAGATTATTACGATGAAATAGATGTCGTCACTTATGTTGCTGGCTTCAACAAGGAATTAGAGGAAGGTCGTGGTTGGGAATTCATGCAGGACTTCGCTAGTGCCAAAGAATTAGGTATTTCCGAAGATGCCAGGAGTGATGCCCTAAAGAGAATGGAAGATCTCTATAATGATTGGGACAAGCATCAAACCAGGCTGGAAAAAGATGCGACTGCTCAACTCAAAGCAGATCAAGAAGTGAATGAGGCAACAATGACTGAGGCGTTATTGTCACAGCAGTTCACTCCTGAAGAGTTCCGCTATCAGTTGAATCAGATGCGCTCTCAGAATCTCATTAGTCCACAAGGCTTCACAGATCTTCTCAAGGCTCTCAAGAAGGGAGAGGCATTTACTGATGATCCAGATACAGAGGCTAATCTTTGGGAATTCATGTTTGACCCATCTGTTGATGACAGTATTACCCGTCAGGCAATTGTAGAGGCTCGTAAGGATGGTCTGCTAACCACAGATACCATGAGGGCAATGTTGTCTGAGATCCGTACTGGATCATTGCAAGATGTCACAAGATCTCCTGATTGGAAGATTGCCATTGATGAAATCAAGAGAGAGTTTCAGACTACAGGACCAATGGCTGCCTTTGATACAGAAGAGCAGACACGTATCTCTCAGGCTAACAGAGAGCTATACAGGCGTGTACTCGATGGTGAGAAACCACTAGAGATCATTGATGAGATTAAAGGTAAGTACGCCAAGAAGCAAGCGGTCAGAGCATCGAAACCAGCTTGGTTGTTAGGCACTGATGAGAATCCTGATTGGGAAGCAACAGAGCAATGGCTTCTGGAAAATGCAAACGCAAGTAACGATATGGATACCTTTAACGCTAGATCTAAGCGATTAGAGGCGTATCGTGAGTCCTGGAAAGCAAGGAAAGCAAGATAATGGCTGGACGTTTTGGAAAACCAGATTTCGGCAGTGATCTAACGGGTTACAAGTATGGCTTGCCTAAAGAGGATGGCGGTACTGGAGAACGCTATCTCCCTAGAGATCCTAACAGGATGACCGATAGAGAGTTGAGGGAGTGGGGCGTGATGGAAGATCGTGGTCCAAGTCCTAGTGCCAGTGAACAGAATCGCTTAATCAACAAGAAGATAGGCAGGCAGGCAGGTAAGACTGCAATCGTTGGGGCAGCCGTTGTTGGAGAAGATGCAGAGGGATCTGATGACTTCACAGAGGATTACAATAGACGTTATGAGGTTCGTCAGTTCAACTATGGTCCTGCTGGACAGATCATTCAGAAACATACTCCACAGCCAGAGCCATCTATGGATTGGGTGGAGGTTCCACAAGATCTAATTGCTCCAGGGAGCAAGGAGTACCTAATGCCACCTCCTCCTCCAGAGGGAGAGCAACCAGCACAGGAAGTTCCTGAACGTGGCATGGTTGATAGAGTGTTAGATATTCTAAACCCTCAGAGAGACAGGGATGCAGATCTTCGTGGAACGATAGAGGATATTGTTGGTGACATTGCCCGTCCTTTTGTAGAGAGTCCGGTTCCAGAAGCAGTTGCCCAGGGCGTTCTAGTAGATGCACCCAATGGCGTTCTAAGTCTTGGAGAAGAGTTAAATGAGGCTCTAGGCGCACCTTACATAACATGGGGTCCAGAGGGCATAGACTTCTCTGAGAGCCTTCCAGAGGGCGCAGAACCATTGCGTGTTCCGTCCATTATGGATGAAGGCACACAGGCTCAAGAAGTAATTAGGGGCTTCTCACAGTTCTTCTCAGTCTTTGGTGCTGCCGGAGGCATGAGTAAGGGTGCGTCCATGCTTAAACAGGTCAAGGCAGGCAGCATTGCTGATGTCCTGTTTGATCCAGAATACGGCAACTTATCCACACTGCTCCGTGAATTAGATGTTGATAACTCTCTCACTCAATATCTGGATAGTAAGGTTGGAGAAGATGCTGATACCTTTGCGAAACTGGAGGGTAGAGCCAAGAACATCCTAGAGGGTGCAGGTCTTGGTGTCGTACTTCCTGCTGTTGTTGCAGGGTTTAGGGCAGCCAAGAGAGCGGATTGGGGTCCAGCAATCAGAGATTTCCTAGATAAAGGTACTGAAATGGCGACAGGTGGTGTCGTTAAAGATGCTCCAATGGAGTCTAAGCTATTTGGTTCTGCTGAGGATCGCAGTATGACCGTAAGAGCAGAGCATGAGGCTGTTCCTCATGATGCTCCAGAGCGCATTGAGGATATATCCAGAAGAATAGAGGGCAAAGTCACTTTCTCTGAAAGAGAGGGAGGGTTGATTGCCGCCAAGTTTAATGATGAAGAATACGGGTTAACTGCTTTTGGTAGATCAGAACAGGATGCAAAAGAAAGTCTTATTGCTCATCTCGCAAGGAGAGACTTCAAGAAAGAGGTTAGAAAATCTGCAAATGTTCTGGAAGATGCAAAATCCTTGGAAGAGGGGGGCGCATCCCGTGATGAGATTTGGGAACAAACAGGACTAATTCGTGGAGATGAAGGGGTTTGGCGTTTTGAGATGGACGATTCTCAAGTGCAGCACAAGATAACTCCAAAACACAGACCGCTTACCGTATATCCAGATCAGATTCACATTATAGATGATTCCCAGGGGAATCCTTATCAATATGCTTGGATGGATCCAAACGGAGCGTCACTTACTGTTCCCGTTAAGGAAGCCACTCTTGAGGATGCTTTGCAGTATTTCCAGCATAGAGCAGGCTCCAGACCATACGCAACAGGTGGCGTTGGTGTAGACCAGTTTGTTGAAAACAAGGTGTGGATGAAAAATGATTCTGGACGGGTGTATAGTACGGTAGGAGAGGTATTGGATTATCCAGAGCTATACAAGATATATCCAACCCTCAAAGATGTAAGTGTCATATTTGATGCTGATGCTGGCTTTCGTGGAGGATACTATGATCCAGCGAGAAAGGTCATTGCATTAGGTACAGATCTGAGTCCAGACGGGGTTAATAGTGTATTGCTCCATGAGTTACAGCATGGAATCCAGGACATAGACAACCTTGCTCAAGGTGGCTCATCAAAGACAGCGGTTGAGGTTGTTTCTAGGGCTAAGAAAGCACAGCGTGCGCCTCTAATTGAGGCAGAACGAAAAATGAATTACCAATTAAAGAAACTCCGTGCTTGGTCAATGATGGATCAAAGACGATTCTTTGAGAGGTTCTTGGAATATGACGAACCAACAAGACAGGCAAGATTCATCCAGAATAACGCTCTTTGGTATAAGCATCATTATGAGATCAATGATCTTTTCGGAGTTCAGCCGAAACGTCACAGACCAAAAGAGGAAAGGGCGGAGTGGTTGCGAAATGTTGCGAGATTCTATATCGACAAAATAAATCTTGAAATCGAATCAACTCCAAACATTGAACATTATGTGTCTGCAATTGAGGCAGACCCAAGGCAATGGAAGTCAATTTATCGAGCGTATGTCCGTGAATTGGATAAAGTCTCGGATGAAGGCAATTTCTCAAAAAAGCTCGGCAAACAGATTGATGATCTTGAAGCGAACATTAACGATCCTTTCTATGCCGAAAAAGTCTATAGAAATCTCGCAGGAGAAATTGAAGCCAGAACCGTCCAAAGAAGGAGTAGCCTTTCTAAAGAGGAGCGGAGAAAGAGAAGTCCTGATCTTGATAAAGAGCTAGAAGTTGAGTCTGGTCCGGCATTTCGCCCAGGAGGATTGCCAACAACCTCTCCTGCTTTAGATGAAGTTCATGTCATTGGAAAAACTGGAGATATTATCCAGAAAGGTAAGAGCAAAGCAGACCCACTTATTGAAGAAGCTAAGAAGTATGATAGTGCGGAGGAGTTTGTTCAAAGGATAAACAATATACATAGACCCCCTGATGCAGACTATGGGGCAAGTTTAGACGATGTAACTGAAATGTTTGGCGATGATATGTATACACCTAATGCCTTGAGATATTTTGGTCAAGGATTTGATAGCGATGCAAAAGGTGTAAAAATAATTCAATCATTAAAAGGGAAACCTGATGCAGAAGTAACTGTTTATAGGTCAGTTCTTCCTGGCGACCCACAAGAGATTTTACCTGGGGATTGGGTTTCAATTACAAAAGAATATGCTCAAAGTCATGGGGAATCGGTATTAGAAGGTATGGAAAAAGGAAAGCCTATAATTTTAAGTAAAAAAGTTAAGGCAAAGGATCTATTTACAGATGCAAATAGTTTACAAGAATGGGGATATAGACCAGGTGGACATAAAGATTTGACCAAGCAACAACTCACCGACATCTGGAACAAGGCAAATTAAATGGCACTCAATCAGCAAATTGACCTAGATCAAACAGTGCAGGATCTAACCGCACAGACTATGGCTCCAGAAGAGCCGTTGCAGGTTGCATCGGCAGCACCATTCCGCAGAGTGGTTAAGCCAAGAGAGAAGCCTCCTGTATCAGAGAGAGAAATCCCCGCAATTCCAGAGGAAAGAGCAGAGGAGCTTCTTACTACTCCAGAGCGTGAAGTAGAGATGGGTCGTCCATCTGCCTATGATCCTGAATCTCGTAATATCAACTTTGATTATCTCGATACCACGGATGATGTCATGCAAGTAATTGATGACATTGGAGAGCAGGAAGCACAGTTCATTGGAGAGCGCAGAGGTACAGTTACCCATGAAGAGACTCTAAAAGAGGCAGAACAGTTCTCCCTGGAGGATCTATTGGGTCGTAAACCTTCTGATGCCTTCAATGCCGCTCAGATTACCTCAGCAAGACAGATGCTAGTTCAGTCAGCAGAACGGCTCAGGACAGCCTCTAAGGGCATTTTAAGCGGAGAGGCTAGTACGGCAGAGATGTTGTCCTTTCGTCAGATGGCGGCACAACATGCAGCGATACAGGCACAAGTATCAGGTATGACAGCAGAGGCAGGTAGGGCGTTAAATGCCTTCCGTATTCCTGCTGCCGGAGGAAGGGTGCAAGCACAACAACTCCAAGAAGCACTACAGCAAAGTGGTGGTCCAGAGGCGGCTTACAAAATGGCTGAACTATTCGATCAGGCTGACAGTCTTGAGGAAGTATCCAAGATTGCGAGAGATCAATATCACTCAACTACTGGAGATATGCTCCTGGAGTATTGGATTAACGGACTTCTCTCATCTCCTGCTACTCATTCAGTGAATATGACCTCTAATGCTATGGTTGCTGTGTGGCAAATTCCAGAGAGGTTCCTTGCTGGCAACATCTCAAAGGTCATGCGCTCTCATGAGGGTGTCCAGATTGGTGAGGCATTGTCTCAGATGTATGGCATTGTTAACGGTGCTAAAGATGGACTTCGCTTGTTCTGGAAGGCTCTAAAGACAGGAGAGCCGTCAGATCCAGCAATGAAACTGGAATCACAGCGTTACCGTAACATCACAGCAGAGAGTGTTGCAGGAACCAAGTGGGGTCAGGCAATGGGGGTCAATCCTCAGACTGTTGCGGATAATGGCTATCTAGCACAGGGCATTGATCTTCTTGGCGAGGCTCTTCGTATTCCAGGTCGTTTCCTTACGGCAGAGGATGAGTTGTTCAAGACTATCGGTTATCGGATGGAGCTTAATGCTCTTGCCTATCGCAAGGCTGTTGGAGAAGGTCTTGAGGGTGACGAACTAGCAGAGCGCATTGTTGATATTATGAACAAGCCTCCAGAGGAAATCCACCTTGGAGCATTAGAGGCAGGTCGTTATCAGACATTCACTAAGCCTCTTGGGGAGTCAGGTCAACAAGTACAGAGGTTGGCTAATAGTCATCCTGCACTGAAGCTCCTTATTCCCTTTGTTCGTACTCCAGTGAACATTGTTAAGTTTGTTGGAGAGCGTACTCCATTAGGAGTGTTCTCGAAGTCTATCAGAGCCGATATACAGGCTGGTGGCGCACGTAGAGATCTTGCCCTAGCGAGAATGTCTATGGGGTCACTTGTGATGTCTGTAGGTGTAATGATGGCTTCTGAGGGGCAGATTACAGGTGGTGGTCCTTCCAACAAGGGTCAGAGAGACGCTATGCGTAGGCAGGGGTGGCAACCATACTCCATAAAGGTGGGCGACAAGTACCACTCCTTTAACCGTCTTGATCCATTAGGTATGTTCTTAGGATTGTCTGCTGATGTTGTAGAGACAATGAAGTACGCAGAGAGTGATGAGGATCGCACACAGATTGCCACTGCTGCCTCTCTTGCGCTTGCTAAAAACCTTACTTCTAGGACTTATCTAAGGGGATTGTCTGAATTCCTAGCGGCTATGGATGATCCAGATCGTTACATGGAGCGATACATTCAGAGACAGTCAGCAACATGGACTCCAATGACTTCTCTAACGGCTCAGATCGAGCGTCAATTTGATCCAACCATGAGAGCAACTTATGACATCATGGATGAGATCAGGGGAAGAACGCCAGGGTTATCAGAGGATCTAATGCCACGCAGAAACCTTTGGGGAGAGCCTGTTATTCTTGAGGGTGGTCTTGGATGGGATTTCGTCAGTCCAATCTACTCTTCTACATGGAAGCCTAATATCGTAGATCAACAGATTGTAGAGAATGAGATTGACATTCGGATGCCAACCAAGCGGATCGGAACAGGACGGTTCGCAATCGAGTTAAATGCAGAGGAATATGATCGTTATGTTGTCCTTGCTGGTGGTGAATTCAAAGATCCTTCTAGTGGCTATGGATTAAGAAAATATCTGGAGCATAAGGTAATTCCTTCTCCAGAATATGAGAACGCAACCGATGGTCCAGATGGAGGACGGTCTGTAATGATTCGTTCCGTTATCAATATGTTTAGGATGGGAGCAAAGAATCAATTGCTCAAGGAGTTCCCTGGATTAAAGGCAGAGCAAGAGCATCAAGACTTGCTCAGAATGGAGGCACTAACAGGGTTGCAACAATAACCTTATTTGGCTACAAATATGAATAAACTAAGAGGCAGAGCATGGCACATATTCAAGTAGGGGATCTTACTCCTAGAAATCAATACACGGCTACAGCGAGCCAGACTACGTTTACCTATTCGTTCCCTGTTTTTGTGGATGCGGACCTAAAGATTTATGTTGGTTCTACACTAAAGACTCTAACAACTGATTATACGGTTACTGGAGCAGGCGCAGACGCAGGTGGAACAATAGTATTCGGCACTGGTTTATCATCTGGTGATATTGTCACGATCTATCGAGACATGGCGGTTTCAAGAACATCTGATTACCAGGCTAACGGAGATCTTCTTGCAGCTACGCTAAATGATGATCTCGATAAAAACGTGATGATGGCTCAACAGAACGAACAGAATCACAATCTAACTTTGAAGGTTGACCAGTGGGATACTTATACAGATCTAACTCTTCCTGCAAAAACAACAAGAGCAGGGACAGTCTTAGGCTTTAATGCAACTACTGGTGATCCTGAAGCAGGACCAACTATTGCAGATGTATCTAGCTTGGCAGCAATCACAGCCGACATTGCTACCCTGGCTGACATTGAGGATGGTACAGATGCTACGGATGCCATTCAGACGGTAGCTGGAATATCCTCGAATGTGACTACGGTTGCAGGGGTCTCTGGCAATGTTACGACTGTGGCAGGTATCTCCAGTGATGTAACCGCAGTAGCAGGTGACGCTACAGATATTGGTGCAGTGGCAGCTAAGGCTACAGAGATAGGCAGGTTAGGTACTGCTGATGCGGTTGCTGATATGGCAATTCTAGGAACCACTGATGTTGTAGCAGATATGAATACGTTAGCCACAGCAGATGTAGTTTCAGACCTTAATACTCTTGGTACAGCCGATGTAGTGGCAGATATGAATGTCTTAGCTACCGCTGATGTCGTGGCTGACATGAACACACTTGCCACGGCAGACATTGTTGCAGACATGAATACTCTAGCAACTGCTGATGTGGTTGCTGATATGAATACTCTGGCAACAGCAGACATCGTTGCTGATATGAACACCCTTGGCACAACTGCTAACGTAACCAATATGGATACTTGTGCAGATAACATCACAGGTATTAACTCATTTGCTGACCGTTACCGTGTTGTTGCAACAGAGCCAGCCACCAGTAATGATGAAGGTGATCTGTATTTCAATACAACAAGCAATACGCTGTTTTATTATAACGGTACTGCATGGTCATCAATCACCACTTATTCCCATCCAACAGGCGATGGAAACCTTCATGTTCCTGCTACAGGTACTACCAATAATGAAAAGGTGCTGACAGCAGGGGCAACAGCAGGTTCATTATCATGGGCAACACCATCAGGCGGTGGTGCAACAGGCGGTGGTACAGATGAAGTGTTCTATGAGAATGGTCAAACAGTAACTACCAACTACACACTAACCACAAATACCAATGCCATGAGTGCAGGGGATATCACAATCAACT